TCAATGTACCAGCCACCAGGACCTTGGAAGGCATGAGAGTACATCTTTGCCCATGGGAGTTCTTCTCCATCTGGTGCGGGCAGGAAACGGATGACTGCATATCCATTGCCAGTCTTGTCCATTTCAGGTTTCCAGAGACGGTCATCTCCACCGCCACTAGTGTTGTTCATCTTCTCAACTTCTTTTACAAGTTTAGAAGTCAAAGAACCAAGCGAAGATTGCTTCTTAAGATTTGCGAATGACATTCGGATTACCTCGGATTTGTACGTATTTGGCTTGTGTGTACCTCTGTATTCTACAGGTCAGAACCAGACTTGTCAATCTGATCCTTCATCACTTCAAGCATTTTTGACATGTTACTAAAAACAGTATTCATGTCAGTATCGGGTGGAAGACCCATCATGGTTGCGGACTCGATAATGCGTTGCTTCATCATCTTTGCTTCGGGATCATCTGATAAACTCAAACGAGTATAAAGAATTCTTTGTTTATCAAGAAGTCTTTCCAACATACCTACATGAAACTTTTTCTCCTCTTTATTCATAGAGGGAAACTTGAAAACGTTACGGTATACGTCCTCTTGCAACTCACTTATTTCCGTCATTTCTGCACGGACAACATCTGAATCGAAGAAACTCATTCCTCTTCTGACTCCTCCTCTTCAAGTTGGGCATTTGCTTCTTCAATTTGTTGAAGAGCATCAATTGCACCAGTAACCTTCAGGTAAGTCACACGAAGTGTTTCTAATTGTTGTTCAATTTCAACTTTCTGTTTGAGCAGATTTTCTAATACTGTTGCATTGTCAAGAACCATGAACCATCTCCTTTAGGATTTTTTTGTAGTGGGGTACATCGATATTTAGGAACGGAGAATACTTCCGTATTCTCATACTGACAGTTTCCCACACCGGGTCTGTCAGTTTTTTATCATAATCAGTTCGATAATCAAGTATCTTATCACAGATCACCATTGTCTCAAGTGAAATATCCCCACCAAGATACCCCTTAAGTATGGGTGAGTGTCCGTTTGAACTTGCAAAAGCATCATTAATATCTCTATTAGCAAGCACGGACTCCATCTCTTCTTTAAAAACATAAGAGAGAGATTGTGTTCTTCTTTTCCATGAAGTGTATCTACCTTCACCTTCTCTTATCATCTCTCCTATCCAAAGCTTACTTGGATCAGTGCAGGTGATAAAATTAGATACGAAGAACTCAACTACTTCTTTATCATCTTTGTTTCGTGCTAGTTTCTCAAACCAGAAACGATCTTTCCGTTTATAGAAAGATTGAACTGTAGCACGACTTTTACCACAATACTTATGATAGTCATATTTTTCTTTCGTGAAGTGATTCTTCAGTGAAAGATATTGTTTATAGGCATCAAACGGCATCATCAAAAAAGTAATAAAGGAATTTTTTGCCGGAAAAATTTTTTACCCGAAAATGAATTCAGAGAGGTAATTTGGCACGGGAACTTCTTTTTAGAAAATTAAGTTCCTGAGCTTCATACTTAATCTTCTCTTTCAATGGTTTAGAAATTAGTTTAGGAACTGATTCTAGATCGATACCATTCTGCTCACAGAAGTGAATAATAGCATCGATATAACTCATCTTTTCATCCTTAAGAACAAGAGTTTCGATCTCTTGTGCAAAACGTGATGGACAGAAAAACTTATTCTCTAGTGCTTTTTCTAGTTCATTCCCCATTCTCTGACCCAGTATTGTGATGTACAAATTCTTTAATATAACGAACTAGAAGTTTAATATAGTCCCCTTTATTCCTTTTGTCAAACACCTTAACATCACCACCAGGTGTGACCATAATGGTGATCAATTTTTTGACAGGAATTCCAGTTAACTCATAGTAAGCGGAAGCATAGAACATTTCTTGTACGAAATAATTCTCCAACCACTCTTCTGGTTTGATCTTTTCAGAGGTCTTAAAGTCTATGACTGCTAGTTCGCCTTCATATTCGCCGATACAATCAACTCTACCTGCTAAACCAAGATACTCAGAATAGAGTGTTCTTTCTATGGCGTGTATATTATTTATCTTGTCCAGATATGGTTTGGCATGATGAAACATAAACTTGGTCAGAGGTTTAAACTCATCCCAATCTATTTCTTTGTTCAACATATACAATTCTGTTGCTTCGTGAAAGTCTGTTCCTCGGGCAGTTGCTTTCTTAGTAATACGATTTGCTTCTTCAATACCGATTCTTGCTCTCCATTTGGCAAAAATCTGTCGGTTGTAAAAGGAAGTTACAGACGTAATGGAAGGCACCCATTCTCCATTTGGAAGATTATAGAGACGGATGCCTTGTGTTTCTTTTTTGTTTAGTTCAAGATCACCGAGAAAATTATGATGAATAAAGGTCATAAATTAAGTTCCATTTTTGCAATTAGGTATTCTTTACAGAGTCCTGAACGAACAATATCCTCAACACCAAATTCAATAATGTCCATGGATGGCATTGTTCTAAGAATTTTCATAAAGTCTGCAATTCCATTCTTTTCTGCAGACTTGATAAGATCGGACTGAGTAGCATCACCACAGAACATAATTTTAGAGTCCTGTCCAATCCTTGTAATAATACTATCAAGTTCGTGAAAGTTCAAGTTCTGAAATTCATCCACGATGATGATGGCGTTATCAAGAGTTGTGCCACGAATAAAAGATGTGCTCCAGAAACTGATAGTTCCTTGATTTTTGAGATTAGCATAGAGCATCTCAAAGTCAGAATCTGTGGGCATCTCAAACATATACTTTACCATATTCTTATATGGAATCTGATAAAGTGAAGACTTATCCTCATGGTCCCCAGGTAGAAAACCAATCTCTCTGGTTGCTACGAGAGATCTAACAAGGTAGATTTTCTCGTAAGGTGTCTTTTCATCCAATACATCTTTGAGAGCATTGTAGAGGGTAATAAATGTCTTACCTGTACCTGCTGCACCATATGCTACAAGATTTTGATCGTTCTTGTAGCATCGGAAGAGTTCCTCCTGATTATGTGTCAGGGGTTCAATCTTCCTCATTAAATCTGAGTTGATTGGTTTTTTTCTTTTCATGTGCTTATTGGACATCCCGAATGGGACAATTGGTGTTTGAGACTTTCTTTTTGCTGGCATAAGCTGAGTTTAGAGTTAGAAGGAGTAGTCACGATTTTTCCGAACCGTGGCACCCGGTTGTTTGGATGCACGGTCCAGAACTTCATTCCAACCGCTAGACTTTGCTTCTCCTGTCCATCTAAACTCTGTATCTACTCCAGCACAACCTGCTGACCAATCCTTATCCCACTCTGGATTTTCTTTTCTCCACTCTTCGTATGCTTTCATAGACATACTAAGTTCTTTCTTCTCTTTTGTTTCTTTATTAATAACGGGGTACGTTGGCATAAACGTTCAATCCTTTTCTTGTATTTATTAAACCCACTCCATTGCCTCCGCAACGGCAGGAAACTGTTCGCAGAAGATCTTCTTAGCACCCAAAGCAATGTCCATGTGTTCTTTCTGCGTACCATTTGCAGAACGCAAATCAATATAATGAATCCATGAGCGAACTGAACCGGTCATGTAGATTTTTGTCGGACATGCTAAGGGAAGCACAAAGCGAGCACACTCCTTTGCAATCGATGCATCAAGCATTTCTTTGTAGAGTTTCATTCCCTCATCAAAGTGTTTCTGCATTTTTATCTGAAACTCTTGACGGACAAACGGGTCAATATCATCAATAGAATTCTGACGATTCTTGGTGTCTTGACGCCGTAGTTCAGGTAGAGGGATCTTCTCCGCGAGTAAGGAAGAATCAGCATAACGTTGTGAAAATTCTTGATATGTGAAGCTACGGTGGCGCAGCACTTGAGCTGCGATACCCCTGGTGGTATTCAACTCCAAGGTCATATATGCCTGCTCAAAGATACTCCAGTGTTGGTGCTTCACACAATACTTCAACAATCCAGAGAACTTTTCATTCTCTTGGTTTGCTGGATTGCTCACACGGGCACAATATGCCATGTGTTTTTCTGCATCTGGGGTGACACTAATCAGTTTAGTCAGGGTATCCGTCATCGTCATTAAATACTTCGTCGTAATCTGCAACAGGATAAGGAATGGGATCATCGAAATTTTCCCGTTTGTCTGTATAAGCACTAGGATCAGAATATACTTCAGACTCCAGAGCCTCAACTAACAGTTTGAGATTCCTTACTATCAGTTTAAGTTTGTCTCTTTCCATAAGAGAAAAATATACTCTCACTAATTATAGACAAAAAAAGAGGACCCGTCAAGGTCCTCATTTATTTACTTTCCAATTTTGTATACCTCGGGATTTTAAAAAAACCCACTTGGCATAATGCACACCACGATATGTCAAAAACGCAAATGTTTTATCTCGATCGTGAATTTCTGGATCATAATTAGAAAGACCATAGTCCCACTCAAATTTGATCCTAAGCATTTAATTTTACCCCCTCATAATAATTTATGAAGAAGTAAAAGTTCACCGTAAAGGATAGTGAGGAATGCTACAAAACCTAGGGATACGATCCCAGTAAGTTGTAATGCTTCCATATCACTTGACGTAAATACGACCACGATAGCAGTAGGTGCCGTGAGTTTCCTCAGGTGCCTCATGCACTTTGCAATCAACTCCACGATACTTTGTAAGGTGAATTTGTGCGTCGTGCAGAGCTGCTGCCTTATCGATTTGCTTTTTGATGATTGTTAAAGTGTTCATTGGTTTACTCCTGAAATACTAGGGTGAAAATTAAACCTTCTCTGCTTTCGCAGGATCCGTTTTTTCCCGTTCCTTCAGTCGTTTGCGCCCCAATAGCATTCTGGCACAGATTCCTTTACGGTCTCTACCAGTTCTATTTTGATCTGTGGTTCCAAACTCTCTGCTTTTTTGATCCGAAAGATCAAAGCATCAGCATCTGGACAGGCCATTGTTGAATATAGTAGTAGTTCAAACATGGGGTGAACGCTCCGTTCCGCGACTTACTTGCGTCCCACATAGTGGGATGAACGACAGGTCTATTATAGACCTCATATATTATATAGTCAAATATTTTTGTATAACGTGTTACACAAACATTCCTTTCTTACTCATGTAGTTCATAGTCTCTTTTAAAGTTCCTCTGAACATGCCAATGGAGATCATGGGATATTCTACCTCATCACCAAATTCATCTCTGAATTGTTTTTCAGTAAAATGCTTATCAAGTTTATACACAACCACTTCATCAAGATGAACTGCCTTCAATAAAGACGATGCCCTCTCACATTCTTGACTACCGTTAGAATAAATTGATACCTGCATTACTGTTTCTCCTCCTCATACTCTATTACAACTCGTTTGTACCTTCTACCATTACTATCTACACAAGAAATGTGTCTCAACGTGCCATCCAATTCGTCTGCAACTTCATGCAGTGTCCACCAAGGAACTTGTTTTTCAGTCACGTTGCCTCCAGTCATCGGGTTTATCTCTTTGGAACCAATCTACAATTTCATCAGCACCACCAAACCCCGTTCTGTGATTCGATGGGTCGGGGTCACCTAGTCCCATCTTATTTAAAAAATCATCGGTGCTACCTTCCTCAATACCTTTGGACTGACGGCGTGCTTTATTTAACCAATCTCTGGCAAGTGTATGTGCCTTGGCAAGTTTTTCTGCCCAGATCATGTCCTCTAAGGGAACCTCTTCTTTGTTCGCAATACATCTACAAATGGACTCAAGTCTGAGTCTGTATTGGGTGGAGAGCATGTTAGTTCTTTCGGAGTTTAGATTCTAATTCTGAAGTTTTATTGAACTCAGCATATGCTGCTTCAGATCGATCACCAAGAATACTCAGAATGTCATCACGAATTACGTCATTATCAACGTAGTCATCCAGGTATTTGTCAATGGCTTCTTTCAGGTATCTATACCTGTGCCACTCTGGTGAGTATGGTTTATACATGATGATAATAATACATGCTAACGATCATAGTTCTATTTACCAAAGATGTCAACCGTCTCCTAATTTTTTGATATGAGACAGGTTAGATCTTTCGGCTTTCTTTAACTTCTTATATTTTTTAATAATTTTATCAATCTCTTTTTGAGAGACACTCAACTTCAACTCATTATCTTCAATAAATCCAAGACCACCTTTTTCAGTCTCATCTTTTGAATCGACATAATCATTGATAGTTTCTTGAATTTCTTGACGGATTAAAATATCAACCGCCTTTCTAAGATCTTCTTCACTAGGTTTCATTTTCTTTTCTTTTGTTCTTTTGGTTTTACCCCCCAAAGTTTTGGATTCATTGTGCCATATCCAAAATCAATCCTTTGAACAGCACCTTTACCATACCGATCATAGTACATGTCAAATAATTGAGATGTTTTTTTACATCTCGTAAGATCAACACACTCTACACCATTATCAATATACCAAATCAACCTAGCATCATTAGGGAGTGACTTATCATTTGCCGCTTCAAGAGTGGTTTTCTCTTGAAGGATCTGGCATCCATATGACGAAGGATCTTCCGGGTTGATTGGAAGACTACTCATTTCTTCCTCCTTGGTATCTACGGTTAATGTCATGAACGACCTCCCCAATTGATATCGGGATATGCCTCTTTTACAACCTCTAAAGTAATATTGTATCTGTCAGAAAGACGTTTATCTTTTACAAGAATCAAAACTTCTGCTTCTCTGGGATGGAGTCCACGGAGCATATTAATAAACATAGTCTCTCTACGAATAGAAGATAAACTATCATTACCACCTTTTATGAAATGATAGAGATTTTGATACTCTCTTCTCAGAGAAGTTTTACCCCTACCATCTAAATCTTGACCAGTAGCAGACTCACCCCCCCTTGCTTCTTTTGCGATGTTTTCTGAAAGAGTTCCAGAGTAGATCGATTGATCATCAGAGTCTCCATAAGGGACCTCTCCCTCAGGAAGCATAGAGATTACACTTTCATCAAAGTTCCAAATAAAGATAGACTTTAAAGAAATGTGATCGTAGGTCTTAAGAACATCAACCTTTTTCAACTTAGTCCTTTGCTTAGCAGCAAGTTCAAGAACCTCATAAACAAATGGATTTGGTGGCAAAGTTTCAGGTTCTGCTTTGACAGTAAATTGTTTTTTAGTTGTCGCTCTTGGTTTCCGGGGTTTTCTAGTTGTCGTCTTCTTCGTCGAGTTCGTCATAGCTATTTTCAAATCGTACTGCTAAAATTTCGTCTGGTAATACATTTCCGTTTTCATCAAACATCTCTGGATGAGTAAAAACGGGTTGGGTTTGGAATTGATGCTCCTTTGCAAGCCATCCTACCACACCTCCTACAAAAAAGAACATAATTGAAACTAATGTTCCTATCGTCAGTGTTACTGCTAACATTTTTTGTCCTCCAGAGACTATTTCTTTCTAATGTCCAGATAGAAGTTCAAATGAAATACAATCTCTCTTCGGAAAAGAGAGACCATCTTGCCGAACTTTAACTGAAAAGTTTTGGGCCGTTCTGGTTTTCTCCTCCTGTTGCGTAACAGCAACTCTACCCCACGATTAATATGAGGATCTGATTTATTTAGAATGCTTTTTTCGTCTCCCAGGTCGTCGGTCATGACTATATCTCCATGCATCTTCTAAGATGCCATACAAATAATTTTTAATTTTTCTTGCTTGAGGTTTAGGGATATGACCATAACCCTCCCGAAGTTGTTTATGCTCTGAGTCAGCACCACCTTTGATATATTCCTCAAGTTCTAATGTAAGATCACTGAGTTCTACAGCAGTAGTGCTTTCAATAAATGCATCAACTTCGTGCTTTTTAGTTTTTGTATCTTTCAAGTAGTCGTAGAATCTTAAATTCATTTGTCCCTCAAAGGCATTATCAATAGCATGTTCAATAAGATCATAGATGTCGATGAGGTTTTGTTCCATTAGACCAGTTTTTGTTCCCGTAGATACTTAACAGTTTCCATACATCCACCAATTAGTGTATCATCCATGACAACTCTTGGGAAGGTGGAACCTTTCCCAAACTTATCATAGAATTCTTCTCTGGTGTAGTCCCTGTTAAGTTTATATATCACATGCTTCACTTCTGCAAGCTCTAATACTTGCTGAACCTTGGTGCAATAAGGACAGCCATCCTTAGAATATACTGTAAATGTCATCGGTTTTTTAATGTCTTTCAAGTAATAAAGATTGGGCCAAGTATCACGAATGATCTCAGCCAGTTTGTACGGGGTGTCGTCGTTAATCACTCTTTACCGATGCCCAGTCTTGATCGAAAATCTCAAGACCTTTATCGGTAAGGATATGGTCATACATTTGATCAAACACTTTAGGTGGCATAGTGCAGATTTCAGCACCATTATACCATGACCTAATAGCACGTTGAACATTACGAATAGATGCAGCAAGAACCTGAGTTCTGACTCCATGAATGCGATACAGTTCAGAGATAGATCGTACAACCTCCAGACCTGCCACTGACTGGTCATCTAACCTGCCTACAAATGGACTTACATAAGTTGCCCCTGCCTTTGCTGCTAGGACTGCCTGAGAGGCACAGAAGATGAGTGTGACGTTGACATTGATGTTCTGATCAGAGAGAGATTTACAAACGGCAAGACCCTCCCGTGTGCAAGGAACTTTTACGGTGCATACTTTTCCGAATTTCTCATAAAGACGTTTGCCTTCACGATACATTTCACCCTCATCACCGACAACTTCCATGCTGATGTCGTTTACACCAATGTCTTTAATTTCTTGATAGACATCCTCAGGATTTCTACCACTTTTCATAATCAAAGTGGGGTTGGTAGTGACACCATCTACCAGTCCCGTTTTAAAATATTCGTTAATAATTTCTGTGTCAGCAGTATCAAGAAAGATTTTCATGTAATTGTGCGTGTACTTCATTCAACATGCACCGTCCCGATCATTCCAGCACCCTTGTGAGGACCACACCAATAGGTAAAGTCTCCTGCCTCAGGGAATTTAATATCAAACTCTTCACCAGGAAGCATGGCAAGTGCCTCATGACCGAGTTCTGGATGATCTTCAACGATGACATTATGTGGAGGTAGCATATTGTTCACAAAGTGAACTGATTCTCCTGCCGATATTGTAACCTCTGCTGGATCAAAAATCAAGTTTCCATTTGATCCCATTTGAACATCTACTGCCCATGCGGGAGCAGCAAGAAAAAGTGTAGCCAAGAACGCGAAGATAAACTTCATCTAAGTTTATGCAACTTTGTTATATAGACAAAAACCCCCCTGGTTAAGGGAGGTCTGAAAGGACAGTCAGGACATCCTGACCCACAACATCCTCTATTCGTCTTCATACAATTTCTCCAGTTTCTCTCTTGATAAGTCAACGTACATGACCTCATCGCCAGGGTTAGGTGCTTCTGGGTGACGTGGTTTAGGTGGTTTATTCATCTCCACATTAAGAGATTGAATATTCGCCCACATCATCGCAAAAGCAGCACCTGCGATAACAGCAAAACAAGAGAAATAAACGAAGACAAGCCAACCGTTCACCGCCATGTCCTCCTATTAAATTCAATGCTTGCTTCCACTCTGATTTGACACTCTTCAGTGCCATCATGCCATGGTGTTACTCCTGACTCCCATGCTGTTTCATGTTTGAAACCCATACGAAGCAAGTGTGCATAGTCCCAAGCAGCAGTTGCTGGATGGCAAGTAGGGTACGATGGAAATCCAACAACAGCAGCAATTAAACTAGGGAGCATCACAGTGCATTACCTCTTGGAAGAACTTCTTCTGGGAACACAAAGTTCTCATGTGGTTGGTCAACTGGTGCTAACCATGCACGGAGACCTTCATTCAGGAGAATGTTCTTGGTGTAGAAGGTCTCGAATTCTGGGTCTTCTGCTGCTCTGATTTCTTGGGAAACAAAGTCATAAGCACGAAGGTTGAGAGCAAGACCAATAATACCGATGGAACTTGTCCAAAGACCCATAACAGGAACAAACAGCATAAAGAAATGCAACCACCTCTTATTACTAAACGCAATACCAAAGATCTGAGACCAGAAACGGTTTGCAGTAACCATTGAATAGGTTTCTTCCTCTTGAGTTGAGTCAAATGCCTTGAAAGTATTTGCTTGTTCACCGTCCTGATACAGAGTATTCTCTACTGTAACACCATGAATGGCAGAAAGCAAGGCACCACCCAGAATACCTGCGACTCCCATCATGTGAAAGGGGTTGAGTGTCCAGTTATGAAATCCTTGTAGAAAAAGTAGGAATCTGAAGATTGCCGCGACACCAAAACTCGGCGCAAAGAACCAACTGGATTGTCCAAGTGGGTAGATGAGAAATACAGAAGTAAATACGGCAATAGGACCTGAAAAAGCAATCGCATTATAGGGACGGATTCCGATTAGACGAGCAAGTTCAAACTGCCTGAGCATAAAACCGATAAGAGCGAAGGCTCCGTGGAG